CAGATCAGTCTCACAAAGGATCTGGGCACAGATTACTTTGCTGATCCCATGGGTAGGTTGCAGAACCTCAAGGACGGCAACGGGCAGATCAGCACAGGCTGGAACAGCCTGGATAGGAAATTGTTTGGTGGGTTTAACCGTGGTGAACTTAACATCTTTGCCGGAGGGTCAGGTTCTGGTAAGAGCTTGTTCATGCAAAACATAGCCTGTAACTGGATTCTAGCTGGTCTCAGTGGTGTGTATATCACGCTGGAACTTAGTGAAGGACTAACCAGTATGCGTATCGACAGCATGTTGACCAGTGTGCCCAGCAGGGACATCTTTAAGGACCTGGAGACTGTGGACATGAAGGTACTGATGTTAGCCAAGAAATCTGGAAAATTCCAGATCAAATATCTGCCAGCACAGAGCACCATCAATGATGTCAGGTCATACATCAAGGAACTACAGATCAGGACTGGTAAGCGTATGGATTTTGTCATGATAGATTATCTGGATCTGCTGATGCCAGTAAGTGCCAAGGTCAGTCCCAGCGATCTTTTTGTCAAGGACAAGTATGTGTCAGAAGAGATCAGGAACCTTGCCAAAGAGATGGACGTGTTATTGGTCACAGCCAGCCAGTTGAATCGTGCCAGCGTGGAAGAAGTGGAATTCGATCACAGCCATATCTCTGGTGGTATCAGCAAGATCAATACAGCAGATAACTTGTTTGGCATCTTTACGTCAAGGGCAATGAGAGAACACGGCAAATATCAGATACAGATCATGAAAACACGCAGCAGTTCAGGTGTGGGACAGAAAGTGGATCTGGAATTCGATGTGGACAGCTTGCGTATCAGGGATCTGGCAGAAGATGGCGAATACCAGGCGTTTAAAAAACAAAGCAGCAGCATCTATGACAAGTTAAAAACTAGCAGTGTGGTTAAGCCTAATGCTGATGCGGTGGTAGCCAATGAACCTGGCAAAATTAGTGCCACTGTGGACAGCAGCAGGCTTAAACAGATGCTCAGTAATATCAAGAAGCAATAGCGTTTAGCTTGACTGCTTTTACTATCTGACATTCCAAATATTGTGTGCCGTTTAGCATACGCAATCGTCCAACACCAGTGATGGCATCAGCATCTGCATATGCTATGGGCTTACTCACCGTGATGTCTATGTATTTGCCATTACCAACACCCAATGTGAGGAATGTGATATATTTGCCCTTGTCTGCTTTAAACACGCGACCGTTGGCTATGAGTCCCGCAAACTCAAACCTGTCCATATATTGCTCGCTGCAATAAAAACCTGGCAAGAATTCCTGTTGGCTCCACCAACCATATTTGTGGTATTCCCACACTGGATCACTGAGTATGCCATTGTGATAACCCAGTTCTCTCAGGTCCCATCCTGACAATTTTGCTTCTGTCTTATATACCCACTTACGATAGCTGCCTTCACAATGTTTAAGACAAGCAGCCCAGAACGCCTTGGGATTATGTGCTTTCTGATAGGCTAGTGCCCAGATTAGCCTGCCCAGATTCACTGCATGAGCTCTGCACAAACCAAAATTACCCAGCTGATACAGCTCATCTATTATGCCTTTCTTGTCAGGATGCTCACCCATACGGCCCATGAATTCCAGCACACGCTCCTCGTTCTTCTTGGCAAATGCACGACGATACATATCAGCTTCGTAGGCATCACAGCCTATCAGCTTGCTGATCTTTTCTATGGCATCATCCTCGTATACTATGTTATCTGACAGCCTGCCCTGTGTGAAGTCATGGAAGAATGTGGCTTTCTGTCTGCCAGTGGTGGCAACTGGTCTGATCAGTGCGGTGGCAAATATGCAATCGTTCTTGCTCTGTGGTTTGATAGCGCGGAACAACCTACGCATAGCTGGACTTTCACCCTGCGTGACACCTAGCACGTCACCACGACTTAATAAGTCACTGGTAGCTTCATCAGTGTCAGGATAATCTGTGAGGTGCATGGTGGGATCGATTTCATATAATTGGCTCAGTCCACGGTTGGCCAGTATATCAATCTTGAGATGTTCCAGGTCTTCCACTTCGTTCTTGTCCAGCAGGATCTGGTTATCACCATTTATCAGACTCTTGGGCACACTGTTGCGGAATATCAGTATACCGCCGCAGTGTTTGCTAATAGCTCGTTTTTTACCCAACAGTTTGCGCTGGATACGCTCTGCTTCCACAGTGTCTATATCCAGATCACTGAGTTTAAAATCGCGTTTGAGTTTGCCAGTGGCTCCCATACGGCGGGCAGCCTCGCGTTTGGCTGACTTCTCTCGATACATCACATAATTGCTGATCCTGGCACTGCGTCCTGGCCAGCGATCAAATATGCGTTGCATCACTATGTGCTGTGCCCAGTGTGGAAAATCTATGTCCACGTCTGGCAGATCGTCACGGTGTGGATTCAGGAACCTGGCCACCGGTATGCCTTGCAGCACAGGATCCACATCAGTGATGCCCAGTGCCCAGCATACTATGCTGCTGCCTGCTGACCCTCTGGTCATGTGGGGGATGTCTTTGGTCAATGCTAGTACTTCACATATCTGTAGGAAGTATTCTGTGAACCTGAGCCTTAGTATGATGTCCAGTTCTTCTGTGAGCCTGTCCTGGTACTCTGGGGTATCTGGTACTGTCCTGGTAAATGCTGCTAATAATTGTTCAAGTTGAAGTAATGAGTCTTTGGGTAGATCTTTTGCCATTTTGCTGCCTTATTTGCCTATGATGCCTGTCATGGATTTATCTGATTTTCATCTGTGGTCTGTGAAATTTGATTTTAATTCACTTTGCTTGAGTGCTATAAATAACTGTGGAGCGGTTGATTTTGCGTAAACAAACACGTAGCATATTGGACGAATTGAGCCATATCGGTACAGGACGTAATCCTGAGCTGATTGTTGAAAGCAGAGCCAATCACATAATCAACAGCGCGATTAATTTGATAACCACGATACGCGAACAATACGACGGTCCTGAAGCTGATGAGCTGGAAAGACGTCTCCTAAACAGCATAAGAACACAAGATCCAGCTAAATTTACCCGTGGTCTACGTAGGATTAACGAAAGCAAGTAATCAGCTGATATTTTACATCTGGTATAAATAATTGTAGCGTACAAGCGCAATTTTTTGGAGAAATAAGATGGCAGATTTTTATCGCGTAAATGGTAATGCCGGTACTGTAGGTGCAGCTCAGAGTTTTGTTGGTAAAGCACCTAAATTTTTTGGTCTATACATCTGTGCCAGTGGTGGTGCAGCAGTAGACATTTCAGCTGAAATGGGTGTTAACGGTGCCGTAAAGGATATCCTGAACAACATCGAAAGCAATGCTTCAGTCCTAGTATACCAGGTTGAAAGCGGAACAGGTGGTAACATCAGTCTGATGCTTGAAGGTGTTAGCGGTGCAACTACAGCAGCAACACTACAGTCACAGATTCGTGGCGGTGGTAACGGTTCAGGTTGGTATGGTAACACCAACAACATTGATGCTCGTGGCACACTGGTATTTGATGCTGGTTTCAAACTAGCACTTTCATAATAGATATAACAATATCGCAAGTCAAAGGACCGCAAGGTCCTTTTTCTTTGACTAATTTCCAGATTATAAGTAGTGCTATGATAAGATGCATTTGTTTGTTTGATATTACTCCTGATGGCAGCGATCAACATTATCAATTACAGCGACGTAATTGGAACACTGTGTTACAGACACTTAGTATTCGCAGCAGTTTAATTTTATACACAAAACCCAAGAAGATCTGGCGAGAGGTGGAAAATCTGGGACTGGGCATCAACCATAATGGTTATCACAATCTGTGGATTTTTGATTTTGACTTGACTGACAAGGCTGCTGTTGGAATGGACAGCGATCCTATATATCATCTCAAACAAGATGCAGACTATATTCCTATGATAACCGGATTGAATGAAACTGTGAAATTTGCAAAGAAATACCTGAGACAGAACTGCCCTGAGCAAAATATCAGCTTTTTATACCCTTTTGATGCAGATAAATAATATTGCGTTGCGCGGAGTATGAAATGGGCATTTTGGCAGATATAGAGAAGAAAAGTCTGGAAGCCCACGTTGAACTGTGCGATGATCGCTATAACAAATTGGATGAAAGAATGGAAACTATGGAACAACGACTGGAAAAGGTTGAATCCATAGTGAGTGAAATTAAAACTATGTTAATCGAAAAAGAAACTTTGGCTTACAAAAAACTTATTGGCATCGGCATTGGCTTGATCGGCTCACTATTGACAGCACTACTTGGACTTATCTTATACGTGGCTAAATCACACATTTAGATAGACAAATTTTAATAACACTGCTAGGATAACAATATGAAAAATATCTCTCAGCAGTATGACAAGATTCAAACCTTTATTAAACAGCAATATGAAGATATTACCACCAATCAATTGGTGGTAAAAAATCATCTGGGTAATTTACAAGTGGGAAAATTCCACATAAATTCCACTGAAAACACTTGGCAAGTTACTGATACATATGGCAACGTGATCACTGAACTCAAACAAAAACGTCTGGCTGTGTTAGCAGCAGCGTTTATCGTGCTAAAAAAACATAAAATTATACGAGAAATAGTGGGGATTGACCAAAAATATGATATTTTTATCAAAGACCAGCTTCACTACAAGCACTTGTTTAAACAAAATCCTGATAAAATGATGTATGAAGATAGATTAAATCGCGTAGATAGTGAGCTGGATATGTTGAAATATCAGATACACGAATTGGAAAAAACCGCCAACTTACTATAAATACTTACAAATACAAGGACAATCCTATGTTTGTTAACGAATTTGGTAAGACAGCAGCTCAAGAACTAAATCAACAATTAAGCAAAGTTTACAGATGGCAACTAGATCTGGAGCGTATCAACGAATCAGATGCCAGCAATATGCTGCAAACTTTACACAACAAAATCAGTGCCATACGCAGCACTAGCCAAGCACACCACGCAGAACGTAATCCAGAGTTTATGGAAGCAGTAATGGTCAGCCGTGTATTGGAAAGCTGGAGAACTGAATTAGAATCAAACAATCGTATGAATCTTGTGGAAAGAACAATGGACAATAAAGCAAAAGCCAAACGTGAAAAATACGTCAAAGGTATGAAGAAAGTAAAGGGCGATTTTAAAAGACGTTACGGTAATAGTGCAGATGAAGTAATGTACAAGACCGCAACCAAGATGGCTCAGGAAAGCACAACTGAACGTGCTTTGGGTATTCTACGCTTTGCTCTTACAGAAGGCGAAATTGAAACTGCACGTGTGACAATGGCAGCACGTGATATGGTGGATACAATCCAGGACCTGGTTGAAAAGATCGGCAAGATGCAAAACGAACAACTACCTGCTCTAGTTTCAGCAATGAAAGATGAGATCGGTATAGATCAAGCCAATCAATTCAACAGCACTGCTAATGCTGCGATGGCTACTATAATGGATGCTGCTAACGGCGCACGTGATACCCTAGATAATGCCAGTCGTGGTGTATATGGTGCCCAGCCTATGGATATGGCTGCTGCTCCTGCTCCTGCTGCTCCAGGTACTGGATTGGATGGTGGTGCTGTGACAGACACCGCTGAAGAGCCAACTGAACTGAATGTAGCTGACACGGCCACTGGCGGTTCAGAACAACTGGGTCGTGGCAAGCGAGTTTAATATGAAACTTTTAGAAGTAGCCCCAGATTTTGTCAGCAGCCAGGCAGGGGTTTTAATGACTATATTGCAGTACCTGGAAGGTAAAACTAAACCAGGTACTGTAGTTCCCATTGGTAGCATTAGCAAGATGATGAACAATATGGGTTATAGTTTCAGTTACGCAGATTTTCAGGCATTGTATCGCGATAATCCACATCTGCAAACACTGGTCACAGATATGAATCCCAATTCCATCACCGTGGGTCAAAGTGAAGAAATGCTGCAAGGTGATCCTAATCCAGAACAACAGGCCAATACTGTGGATCAGATGGCTAGCAAAGCTGCTAGCCTATAAATAACAGATGCGTATTGACGATCTGGATCAACTTGTACATTTTCACACTCATTTAAATCCTGATATTTGGGAAAATAATCGTCTACGCCCAGAAGTACGCATGGCTTTATTTCGCATAGCCAGGGCTTTTATTAAATTTATTAACATACCTGATCTAGCACTTACTGATATTACCATCAGTGGCAGCAATGCCAGCTACAATTATAATCAAAATTCTGACATAGATTTGCATCTAATAGCTGATGTAAAAAATCCCTGCGAAGACAATCTCAAAGAACTGTTTTTGGCAAAAAAATCACAATTTAATGATCAGCACGACATAGAAATACTGGGCCACACTGTGGAAGTGTATGTGCAGGATTCAGACCAGGCTCACATCAGCAATGGTGTCTACAGCGTGTATAATGATGCTTGGCTTAAAAAACCACAGCATATCACAGCAGATCCAGATAGCACTAACATAGAACAAAAATTCATCCAGATAACCAACGACATCCAACAGAGTATACAGAGCGGAGATAGTGCCACACTAGCCAAACTCAAAGATAAGATTAAAAAAATGAGACAGTCTGGACTGGAAAAATCTGGTGAGTATGGCGTGGAAAATCTCACATTTAAACTGTTGCGTAATACTGGTGCTATGGATCGATTATACCAAGCCAGCGTAGCTGCTACAGATAAAGAGTTGAGTTTGCGTGAAGGCAATGCGTTTAGTGGTGCACTAGTGGCAGCTCGTAATGCTGGACAAACTGAATTTAAAGTTGATGGCAAAACTTATAAAGTTAAACGGCCCAAAAACAAAAAAAGCAAATAAGTAATTGGGAGACCAAAATGTTAACTGCATCAGATACCAGAACTAAAAGTTTAAGTAGCGCCACCGTTGAAACTGAGATAGCACTGCTTAATATAAACATATTAACACAGGCTGCTGCAGGCAATGTCAGTGCATACTTGAGCGCAAATACCTTAACAAGTTTTGCTGGAAACACAGTAGTTGGTAGTCCCATAACACTTAATGCCAATTATTATAATGTATGGCAAACCACTGTGACAAATAATGCATTAGATGGTCAGATGCGAGCAGTTATTGACAATTTTACCAAATTAGGCTATAATGTAAGTCGTAAAAGCAGCAATGGGCAGTACATATATTGGCAAATAACCTGGTAAAATACAATCCCCTATACACATATCCCCGTTTGAACCGTAGACAGACCGAAACTGGCAGACTTTATGAGACACCTGGAGTGGATCCAGTCCCTAGCGTGACCACCATCCTGGATAAAACTAAACCAGCTGAAAAACGGCAAGCACTACAGGAATGGCGCAACCGTGTGGGGCATACCCAAGCGCAAGCTATCACAACTGAAGCAGCCGGACGTGGTACCAGTATGCATAAACAGTTAGAAAACTGGCTAGAACACGGTGAACTAAAAACTGGTGGTAATATGGTGCATCAGCAAGCTGCACTTATGGCTCAAAAGATCATCGATGATTATTTGCAACCGGATCTACAGGAATGGTGGGCTAATGAAGCCAATCTGTATTACACTGGACTATATGCTGGTACTTGCGATCTAGTGGGTATCTACAAAGGTAAACCCAGCATCATTGATTTTAAACAAACCAACAAGCCCAAAAAAACAGAGTGGATCGAAGACTATTTTTTACAGGGTGCTGCATATAGCCAAGCTCACAATCATCTGTTTGGTACTGATATTTCCCAGATAGTTGTACTGATGTGCAGTAAGGATCTGGAACCACAACGTTGGATCATCAATCGCGATGAAGTGGAAAAATGGACAGAAAAATGGTGGGTGAGGGTAACTGAATACTATTTGTCTACCTGATAAATACTCTAAAGAGAGATTACCATGGCCATTGTGCAAATTTCCAGAATACAACATCGTAGCGGATTAGGTAGTAACCTTCCACAACTTAGTAAAGCAGAACTGGGGTACAGTATAGATGACCGCAAACTTTATATTGGTAACGGTACATTAGCTGACGGAGCTCCAGAAACTGGTAACACAGAAATTCTCACCCAATACAGCGATATCTTAAATCTAGCCAACACCTACACTTACAAGAATACTGATGCTGGTTATAATCCAGTCACAGGTGGTGCTAAAAGCCAATATAACGCTGTAACTTACGGTGCTAGCATCTATGTGGCGGTGGGCACAAATGGCAGTATCTTAACCAGCAGCGATGGTATAAGTTGGAGCAATACTTCCAGCGGTACTACTAGCAATCTGTTGGGAGTGGCCTATGGCGCTGGTAAGTTTGTTGCAGTGGGCGGCAACGGCACTATAATCTATAGCACAGATGGCACAGCCTGGAAACAAGTGGGCACACAGACTGACTTTATCAGCACAAAAACTTACAACACCAACGATCTGGTAAATTATCAGGGTACCACATACAAAGCACTGAGTGAAACTCTGGGTAATTTGCCCACCAATGCCACTTATTGGGTATCATATAGTTTAAATCTTGTTGCTTACACCACGATCAACGACGTAATATATGGGGCTAGTAAATTTGTTTTAGTAACGCTGACTGGATCTATCTATTCCAGCCTTGATGGCATCAGTTGGACTTTACAAAGTGGTGTAACACCTGCGGTTACCACAAGTTTACAGGCACTTTGTTATAGTGGTAGCAAATATGTGGCAGTGGGCACTGGTGGACAGGTGGTTGTAAGTACAGATGGTATAACTTGGACCAGTTCCAGTATTAGTTCTTATGATTTTTACAGTGTGCGATATCAAGATAGCGCATTTATTATCGTGGGAAATAACAGTAAGATTTACTACAGTAGTGATGCTATAACCTGGTATAGAAGTTTATTAGATTCTTATACTGGCGTAACCACTGACTCCACAAATGCTTTCTATGTGACCAGTTGGGGGGACGTTTATAAAAATAGTGGTACCACCATCACTTATCTGAGTAATATAGCAACCGGTTTGGAAAATGTTACCACTCTGCATTATGGCATTGGTAGTGGTAAATTTGTAGCTCTAACTGGCGGTGGTGGTATTTACACCAGCACCAATGGCATTGGCTGGACTGCCCAAACAAGTGGGGTGGCTACTGGACTTAATCGAGCATATTATGATAGCACCAACACACGCTGGATAGTGGTGGGAGATAGTGGCGTGATCTTAACCAGTCCTGATGCAATTACCTGGACATCCAGAACTTCGGGTACTAGCAATAATTTATATGATATAAATCAAATTACAGCCAGCACCTATTTTATAGTGGGAGCAATTGGCACTGTGCTTACAGGTACCAATGGCACAAACTGGACAGTTCAGAGCACTGGATTAACCACTGACCTCAACAGCGTTGCTATCAATGTATCAAAGGCAGTGGCAGTGGGAGCAGCTGGTATTGGCGTGTACAGCACCAACAGTGGTGTTACCTGGACGAGTGCTCTGGCAAACAGTGCTACTAGTCCGTCAGGTACCACTGTTACGGTGGGTAATTTAAATAGAATAACCTACAATTCCACCATAAGCCGCTACGTTGCGGTGGGAGACAATGGAGTACTGGCAATCAGTTCCACAGCACTTCCTGGCAGCTGGACCACAACTACCACATATACCAGTAGCAATCTTACAGATCTGACTTATCTGAACAGTTACTTTTATGTTGGCGGTGATACCGGACTGACCTATCTGACCAGTACTGATGCAAGTAGTTGGACAACATTAAACCAGTATTTTGGTACAAACCTGATCGCACCATATTTGTTTGATACAGCCTATAATAACACAGCAAATGTGATCGTAGGGCAATATGGACTGGTATATTATGCAACTGGCCAGCACAAATATTTTAAAAAAACCACCAACAGTCTGACTTATGATCTGGAAGTCATCGTTTACAATACACAATTTGTCACAGCTGGTGCCAACGGTCAGCTCAGTTATAGCACAGATGGTATTACTTGGACCAGCCAGAGTTTCAGTGTTGGTAGTGCCAGAACTGTGCGCCCTTTACAAAATAAATTGGACGATTTTGTAAGTGTCAAGGACTTTGGTGCCAAAGGTGATGGTTCTACCGATGATACTGAATCCATCAATCGCGCACTCTATGAAATATATTGCAGAAGCAGCAGCCTGGCAGCAAGAAAAACATTGTATTTTCCAGCTGGTAATTACATCATTACCAGTGATATCAAGGTACCCAGCCACGCCATCTTAGTTGGTGAAGGTGCATACAATACTTTGATCACTCAGACAAGAAGTCCTTATATTGCACCCTATATCACTTGGGTCATGTACACCGCAGATAATTTACAGCAGACCCAGAGCCTTATCGGTCTTAATGGGGCAAGTTTACCCACAGACATTACCATACAAAATATGAGTTTGAACAGCACAGGTGATGGCATCATAGTAGATAGTTCCAGTCGCGTAACCCTTACAAATGTGAGATTTAAAGGACCCAAGACCACTGTAAGTACATTGAACGACTCTATCCTGGGTGTTCCCACAAGTGCTATCCGTGTGACTGGTCAAGCATTGTCAAGTTCCAGTGATTTTAATGTGACCGATTGCCTGTTTGACGGATTCAATCTGGGTGTATACTTGCCCTCAGGTCAAAATCTAACAAACACCCTGATCGATAGTTGTACTTTTGAAAATTTATATCAAGGCATATATTTTGCAGGTGCTAGTGCAAAAAATGTCACTTTAACCAACAGCATAATGGATCTGATATATGATAGCGGTTGTGTTATCACTAATTCCAGCAATTTCCTTAGCATGGCAAATTATTATCGTGATGTAGCTAACAATCTCCGAGGATATACATTACCAAGCAGTGTTATCATAAGTTTTGGCAGCACTGCCACCGGATGTGGCAGCATTGCTGATCAATTTGACAGGACTGACACCTACAACCAAACAGTACATCGTGTCACAGAAACTGCCAGTAGCGTGGAATGGAATCTGGCCAGCAGTTTACGTTTGGGTGCTTTTCAGCAGAATATGGGAAAAAGCGTTACCATTGCTGCTAACACCACAGCAGCACTGGGCATCAGCTTTGATGATTTTGATGCAAGTACAGGATTTGAATTTATCTATACCATTACCAGGAATAGCCAAGTTAGAACAGGAAGAGCTACATTTACCAAAGTACTTAACGGTGCATTTAGTATTGATGACGACAGTAACCAAACAGGTGACGTGGGTATAACATTTACCTACAGCAGCAGTGACATTTACTATATAAGTGATACTAACGGAACTGGCATCATCAATTATGCAATCAGATACTTGGAAATGGTTTAACGGACGTACCGAAGATCGAATCCTAAATTGGCGAAATTACAGAAAAAAACTGCAACCTGATTATGTAAGCCAGGTTGCCGCAGATTGGGCACAGTGCCCACTGGAACATCGTTATCTTAACCTGGATGATTCCACAGACTGGCCAGATGCCTGGAGCCTGATTGGCGCTGGTCATTATTGTGATTGTGCCCGAGCCCTGGGAATGTTTTACACTTTATATTACAGCGATTATAGACATCGTGACACTATGCTGTTACAATGCTTTAAGGATAGAAAAAACCATCAATACCTTAATTTAGTCAATTGTGAGAGTGGGAAATATATGCTTAATTACCAACTGGGTGCTGTGGTAAATATCTCCACTATCGGCCCAGAAGTCGATCTTATAAACACAGTAACTATTGACCACCTACCAGTTTGAAAAGGACCAGAGAATGATTGCCAGCCGCGGTATCAATGTAACAAAGCGTGACGGAAGACGAGAACTATTAGACTTAGAAAAGTTTCACAGGGTGGTATTTTGGGCCACTGAGAATTTACCCGGCGTAAGTGCGAGTGAAGTGGAAATCAAGAGCCAGATCCAATTATACAACAACATCAAGACCACTGAAATCCAGGAAACCCTGATTAAAGCAGCGGCAGATCTGATCAGCGAAGTAGCACCACATTACCAGTATGTGGCAGGCAGACTGGTCAACTACCATCTGCGTAAGGAAGTGTACAATGATTATCAGCCCTGGCCTCTGCTTACCCTGATTAAAAAGAATGTAAAAGACGGATTCTACGATCCAAGCCTGCTTACGGATTACACAGAAGCAGAATGGGAACAGATTGACAAGTTTGTGGATCACGATCGTGACCAAACGCTAACCTATGTTGCCATGGAGCAACTGCGTGGCAAGTACCTGGTACAGAACCGTGTCACTGGTGAAATTAAAGAAACACCGCAGGTGGCCTATGCTCTCATAGCTGCCACTCTGTTCAGTCGTTATCCCAAAACAACTCGTATGAAGTATGTGCGTGACTATTATGATGCTATCAGCAAGCACGACATCAGCTTGCCCACACCTATCATGGCAGGTGTACGCACACCACAACGCCAGTTCAGCAGTTGTGTGCTGATCGAAACTGACGACAGCTTGGACAGCATCAGTGCCACAGCTACCAGTATAGTCAAGTATGTGAGCCAGAAAGCAGGCATTGGCATCAATGCTGGGCGTATACGTGCCATCGGCTCAGCAGTGCGTAATGGCGATACCAGCCACACTGGCGTCATTCCTTTCTGGAAACACTTGCAGAGTGCTGTGCGTAGTTGCAGCCAGGGTGGTGTTCGCAACGGTGCTGCCACATTGTATTATCCAGTGTGGCATCTGGAAGTGGAAGACCTGCTAGTATTAAAGAACAACAAAGGCACAGACGATACTCGCATACGCCATATGGATTATGGTGTTCAGTTCAACAAGCTGATGTATGAACGCCTGCTTAGTGGCGGTGATATCACCTGCTTTAGTCCACACGATGTGCCTGGAATGTATGAGGCTTTCTTTAACGACCAAGACAAGTTCAAAGAACTATATGAACGTGCAGAAAAAAATCCCAAGATACGTAAAAAGACCTTCAAAGCGGTAGATCTGTTCAGTATGTTCATGGAAGAACGCAAGAACACTGGTCGCATCTACCTGATGAATGTGGATCACGCCAATACCCACAGTAGCTTCGTGGAAAGTACTAGCCCTGTGCGCCAGAGCAATCTGTGCTGCGAGATCACTTTGCCCACAAAGCCACTGCAACACAGTGCTGATCCTGAAGGTGAAATCAGTTTGTGTACATTGTCTGCCATCAACTGGGGTAATGTGAAAGAACCACACGACTTTGCCAAGATGTGTGATCTGGCTGTACGTGGGCTGGACGAACTGCTGGACTACCAGAAGTATCCAGTAATTGCAGCAGAGATCAGTACAATGAATCGTCGTCCACTAGGTATCGGCATCATCAATTTTGCCTACTTCCTGGCCAAGAACGATCTCAAGTATTCCGATCCAGCAGCACTGGCACTGGTGGACGAATATGCCGAAGCCTGGAGTTACTATCTGATCAAAGCATCAGCTGACCTAGCTCGTGAGAAAGGTGCAGCACCACTAAGCAGCGAAACCAAATACCACACAGGTGTGTTGCCCATTGACACCTATAAGCGGGAAGTGGATGAATTGGTGCCACACACTGAACGTATGGACTGGGCCAGCTTACGTAAACAGCTGAAGGAAACTGGCATCCGCAACAGCACACTGATGGCACTAATGCCTGCTGAAACATCAGCGCAAGTGGCAAATGCCACAAATGGTATCGAGCCACCACGCAGCTTGATCAGCATCAAGCAGAGTAAACACGGCGCCCTGCGTCAGGTTGTGCCTGAATTCAGGAAGCTGAAGAACAAGTATGAGCTGCTGTGGGATCAGAAAAGCCCAGAGGGTTACCTGAAACTGTGTGCAGTGTTACAGAAGTATATTGATCAGGCCATTAGTGTGAATACCAGTTATAACCCGCAGCATTATGCAGACGAAAAGATACCTATGAGTGAAATGCTGAAACATCTGTTGATGTGCTACAAATATGGCACCAAGACCCTGTATTATTTCAACACTTATGATGGACAGGGAGAAATAAACATTGACAAGTTTGTACCTGATGTAGTAGAATTACCAGACGTCGCAGAAGCAGATTGTGAAAGCTGCACCATTTAAGAGGTTATTATGAGCGTTTTTGACACAGAAAACAAAGCAGACCATACTCGCAGTTTAGCTTTCTTAGACCCTAACGGGGGAGTAACTATTCAAAGATATGATACAATGAAATATCGTCAATTTGATAAGTTGACAGAAAAACAATTATCGTTCTTCTGGTTG